TTCCCCGCAGGTGTCGCAGTTGTCGCCGTTCTTATCCGTCTTGTTGGCAAACGGATGCGGCTTCTTCGTCATCGGCGGAGCCTTCCCGGCCACGTCAACCTCCTACGACGCTCGTTTTTGAGTCCCTGACCAGGGCTTCTTCTCGGCCTTGCCAGGAGCCCCAGGAACATTCACGTACAGCGCCCGCTGGTATTTGAGAGCTTCAGCACGCGTCTTGAACCGGGCCTTCGTCTCGCCCTTGTTGTTCACGACCTTGAACCCATCACCATCCGGCAGGATCTTGTACGGAGCCAGATTCGGCGGGTTCTTCGCCGCCTCCAACACCTCAGCCATCGCCCACTCCCAGGCGGCAGCGTCCATCACCAACCCTCAGGAAGCAGCTTCGTCAAACCCAGAGCCGCGGCGCGCTTCTTGATGTGCGCCTTTGCCGCCGCCGGGTTCTTCGCCCGACCGATCGCCTGAATCGCATTCTTAAGATCCTGGGCGTTCTTGATCGGGAACCCGCCATGCGACATCGCCTCGCCGCTCTTCGCCATCTTGTTCCGCTGATCAGTGGAGAAATCGCGGCCTTCCAACACGATCTGCTCCATGAAGAAGGACCACTCCTTCGGCCCCAGATGCGGAGTCTCTTCCTCCACTTTGGCGTACACCGACTCGAAGAGCTCCCGCTCGTCCTTCCGGGCCAGGCTGCGGATGTCGGCCTGCTTCCAACCCGGCCGTGCCGGAGGGATGATCAGCGCCCCCGCCGAGAAATGCGGCTTCAACAGCCGCTTCTGCCCACCAGCCGCCGACATGTGCTGGCAGTACGTGTCCGAGTGACGACCTACGTACTTGGCGATCTGCCCGCACCCTTCAGCGGTGCAGCCGATCTCCTCGGGAACGCACTCCATCGAGTAGAAGGCTGCACCTTCGGAGTGCGCCCGCTTGATGAGTTCGTACTCCTCAGGAAACTGGCTGCGCCAGAAACCCGCCAAGGCTTCAACGATTGGGTACTTGTCTTCCTCGGCGGCGTCCTCGGGAGGCTCGATGAGCTCCGCCCCGACGTAGGAGCCGACGATGTACCGACCCTGATGGAGCAGGTTCAGCGGCTTGTAAAGAACGGTGGCGTAGCTGTCCTTCAGGTGATCCAACGGGAAGATGTGCCCATTGTCATTCGCTCGGTTCGCCTCAACGAAATTGCCGAGGATCCAGCCAATATCGTGATCTGTTCGCAGATGGCGCTCCGCCCAAGCGCATTCCACGTCGTCCGGAAGCACGCGCAGCGTTGCGCTCAGCACAATGCAATGCTCGCCTTCGAAGATCACTTGGACTCCTTGTCGTCACCCTCCTTCTCTTTCTCGGCTTCGGCGAGGAGTTTTTCGATCTCGGCATCATCGATGATCTGCACGGCCGTTTCACGGCGACGGCGACCAAACCAGTTCTTCGATCCCTTCAACGGTTCGGGACGTTCCATGGGACCTCCTCAGTCAGACTTCCGGCGGGGGTTCTTCGGGGCCTGACCCTGCCCAGTACCAGGAGCCGCCCCACCACCGGAACGGTTCCCGCCGCCAGCCCGCCCAGCCCGCCGCTGTTGAGCGGGCGTTGTCGGTTTTGCTTTGGCGGGTTGGGCGGGCTGAGCGGCAGGAGCCACGTGCACCGTCACCCCACCCGGAGGTGTCTTCCCCGGGCCAGGCTGCTTCACCTGCGGCTGCGACAACTTCGGCATCTGCTGCAACCCAGGCGCGGCCTGCGGGTTCCGCTGCTGGTTGTTCTCCGGCGAGTCAAACGGCTGTGCCGTCCTGAAAATGTCGTCGTAGAACTCCCGCTCCCGTTCAACGAGCTTCGCTTCGTCGTCCTGGTCGATGTCGAACTGCGACAGCAGTGTTTCCCGGCTGATGTCGTTCGTGGCCCGCAGATCAGCCAGGAACGTGGCGAAGTTGATGTCGAAGTCCAGCGCGATGTTCTTCGGGTGGAACCGCAGCTTCGGTCGTGACGTCAACGACTCATTACCTTCGAACAGCGGATCAAACAACCGCTTCTCCAAGGTACGGCGCAGCATGTGCCGCCGCGATTCGAGCCCTCTGGCGATCACCTTCGTCAACTTGATGCTGTCGTCGCCGGTCGTCCCAGCCTGATACGCACCGCTGCTCAACAGCAACATGAGTCGCGCCGTGATCCGGCCATCGATGGCGTTGTACCGCTCCGCCTTCAACGTGTTATCGAGCTTCGGCGTGACGATCTCCACGTTCAACCGGTGATCCCCGACCAGCACCGGGAGACGAGCCACGGTCCGCACCTGAGCCTGCAAGTTCGTGATCTCTTGAGGTTTTGCGGGCAGCTGATCAGAGCCCTTGGTGACGACCACGATGAAGTTCGTGCCGCCAATCAGATGCGCCCGGTCCATCTGCCGCAGCTGACTCTTGAGGTCGAGGAGCTCGAACACGCTCTTCATCCGCACCGTCGCGAACGGCGAGTACTGCGGCCGGGTCGCCGTGTGACGGAACACCATCGCCGAGTTCAACAGGTACAGGTTCGCGAAGCGGGTACCGGTCTTGAGCCCCGCCATCCACTCCATGTCCTGCAGAGTCGGTTCGTACTTCGAGACGAGGAGTCGTTCGAGGAGCGGGTCGGAACCGTTGCGCTTCTCCAATACGTCATCGAAGACCCGAACTTCGTAGCCGTCCGCCATGTAGGCCAGCTGCTCCCGCCCGAAGGCGAGCATCCCGACCGGAATGACCTTGAGCGGATCCAGCATGGTCATGCCGAGCGGCACCCGCAGATTGAACTCCTTCTTGCGGGACACGCCCTTCTCAGTCTTGCCTCGAACCTTGTAGGTCTTCTGTCCCCACCAGATCGCTACGGCGAACTGCGAGACGATGAAGAGCTCCCGCCACATCTCCCGGAGCCGAGAGTCCAAGTCCAGATCACCCGCGATCTGGTTGTACACATCCTCTTCGTCGGGATCTTCAGCGAAGATGTCCATCTTGGCGAACGCCAACGATTCGGTAGCTTCGAGCACCCCAGCAACAACGTCATCACGTTCCGCTGCGGTGTAAGCCAATCTCATCTCATCGAAGATGTGGCCCGGGTTGACGTAACGATCCCGGTCGAACAGGTTCCCCTGCCGCGTCGGCGGCGCGTGGATCGCGCTGCTCCACCGGACCAACGCCGCCATGACCGGTTCCATGGCGCGGCTCTGGAGAACCTCGCTCGTCGGCACGTTGGACGAGTTCCAGATCTCGATCCCTTCTGCGGTGACCTCTGTGAACTCCCCCGTCATGCTCACGTCTGACCCCCACTGAGCCTGAAGTCAAGATCCCTGACCGCGATGAGCCGCGAGTGCAGCTGCGCTTGGAGTCGCAGATTGTCCAGAAGCGGGTCAACCTCGCTGGTGCGCAGCTTGTTTGCCCGTTGGCTGCCGCTCCGCATGAGAATGGCCCGCATCTCGACCAACCGCGCGCTGATGCCGCTGACCTGCAACAGCACCTGATCGGGCTCTTGCTGATGGAACAGCTTGAGCATCTCGTAGTACTCGCCGAGTTCGGCCCGGAGTCGTTCCACGGCTCGTCGTTCGTCGTTCGTGACGAGCACGGGACCGTTGACACGGTCGTTCGGAAAAACCGGTTCGGGTTGCACTATGAACCTCAACGGACTTCCTCCGCGTTGATCTGAGTTCGCGAGGGTTCGTCCTAGCCCATCGACATGAAAACGTCGAGAACTGGCGGAGCTTCGTGGCTCTGCAGCACTTCTTCGATGCGCCGTTGGGCCTGCCCCAGCACGGCCATTCGACTGGCGTCCAGCGTGTGGCAGTTGTGCTGCGAGAATTGTTTGCGGCCGTATTGGTCCATAGAACGGACCTGCGTCCACGTCGAACCCTGGAATTGCTTCAGGAGTTCGGCGTCCCATGGGAGCTCCAGACGGTGAGCGTCCACCAGATCCCGCAGCACATCCGAGGCGTATTCGACTACTGTTCGGCGGATTCCCTGGGTTCGGGAGATCTCCTCCGAGTCGGCGAACTCGCTCACTGCGATCGCCGAGTCCAAATCAACGATAATTTTTTCGGAGAAGTTGTACCCCTTGATGACGTCCAATATGAATCGTCGTGTGGGGTCGGGAGCGACGGTCTGCTGGATGTCCTGGTAGAGCGGCAGACCCAGACCCGTCTTGTCCATGGCGAACGCCTGCGGCCGGTACCAGTCGATCACCTTCAGGATCGCCTTGACCTGATCCTGGTGGCCGATCCGTTCCAGGTGGATCCGGGTTAGGAGCTTCATCTTCGACGGTTCGTCGTCCAACAGCCGTTTCCGGTACTCCACGAACACGAGGATCTCTGACGGGTCGGTGGTGTAGCCGACGTCCATCCCCACCCAGAAGAACGCCTTCGGTTTCCGGCCCGTCCCCAGGTACTTCTTGTGTCGCTCGGGGAACTCCATGAAGTCGAGGATGTCCTGCCCGTAGTAGGACATCGTCTCGGCCTTCACCGTGATGTGGACATACTCGTCGGTGTTGTAGTCCGACGTCTCGTCGGAATCGACGCACTTCATCAGCCGAGTCAGAACGAACAGCGGATTCGACTTGTCGCCGTGGAGCCCGAGGACGTTACGTCGATAGTCCGGGTCGTCACGGGAGCCGTACTGCTGAATCTTCTCGTCGCGCTCCTCGTCGGTCCAGGTTCCCCGCCACATAGCGCAGTAGCGGTGAACCCTCCATGGATTGTCCGGAGCGTCCTGGGTCCGCTCGTAGAAGTCGTCGCGGATCCCTCTGGTTACGCCATGAACACGCCAAGTCGCGCCGAGACTGCCTCGTTTCAGCGTTTCGGTGATCTCCACCCAGCCCGGATGCGGATAGTCCTGCGCCTCATCCATTTCCAGACACGTCGGGTGCGTACCCTTGATCCCACGACCGTCCCGCTGCGGGATCCGGCCCATGATCCGTGAACCGTTGGAGAATTGGACCTTGAATGGTCGGTGGGTGACCGACAACCGCGCGCTCGGCAACATCTCTCTGTACAGCCGCGTTGAGAGTAAGCGTTGCTCTACCAGCGATGTCACTGGATCCAAATGGATGAACTCGGGAGCCGTGATAATCATCTCTTGGCCGGGGTATTTCAACGGGAACGCACATGCCCGTGCCACGATGGACGTGGATTTCCCAACTGACCGTGCGCACTGGTCGATCTGCAGCGGATCTTCGGAGCGCCACCACATCCACTGGAAGTCCCAAGCCCGCCAGCACGAGTCAGGAGTGGACTCGTCCACCCACAGGAACTCGGCCTGATCGATGCCTGAAGGGTCTTCGAGGATGCAGAAGAGGGCGCATTCCTCGTCAGTTAGATCTTCGAAAACCAGAGGGGTTTCAAGAATTCTTTCCGCCAGGGCCACTATGCCTTCGTGACCTTCCTGAACAGCCCAATGGTCGCTTCGGGGGCCAGTTCCAGCCGAGCACCGAGGGCCGCGAGGATGAACGCGCTGCGGAACTCCAGGAAGTAGGACGGTTCCTTCCCGAAGGCTTTGGCGACCTGGCTGAGCTCATGAGGGGACGGGTCGCACTCGCCGTGCATCAGCCGGTGCAGCTGAGTGCGGGACAGATGCGTCTTCCTCGCCAGAGCAGTCAGCGAGACCCCTTGGGCCAATACCTTGAAGGCTTCATTGAATCGGAGAATGGTGTGGTCTTCTCCGTTCAGTTTCCGGATCGATTTCATCCCTTCCCGTAGATCAGGAGAAGGACGTGGCCCGGACTTTCCGGGGGTGGCTTGTTCGAGCCGCAGGATGTCTCTGACGATCTCGCCGAACGAATCGAGGTCTTGGAGGATCAGGTTCCAGTCTGGGTCCTTGCTGCGGGGGAAGAAGTCGTAGATGATCTCGACTCGTTCATTCCACGAGAGTCGTCGCCCTTTCCGTCGGGAGGCTTCGTCAACAGCAGTGAGGAAAGACTCGACTCGGGTGGGAACCTCAGCAAGCGCCATCTACTGCCCCCTTACCCACTGCTTCTGCTGGTTCTGACGGAACGAGCGGTCGATCTCATCGAACTCGGGGAGGGCGACATCTCTGATCCAACCGAAGATGTCCTCCAGAGTGGCGTGGTTCTCGCGTCGTTCTACTTCGTCGCAACGGTCGTAGTAGCCGACGAGTGCGTGCAGCTGCTGGAAGAGCTCCAACGCCTTGTCGAACTGCTTGTTGCGCATAACGCCGAACTCGCGGGCGCGCTCACGGAGTTTCGTAAGGTAGTTGACCACCGAGTCGTCGCCTCGGGCTTTGTCCCGAGCGGGCTTGTCGACCCCCAAAGCCCTCTTCAGTAGGCGAACTTCAGTGCTGTACGACTCGATTTGGCTGGCGAGCGCACGGTTGTCGATCTCGTCGCCGTAGTAGTCCGATCCGCGGGAGAGGAACAGGCTCCAGCGGTACACGAAGAGCTCGAAGCTGACCAACCTGTCGAGATCTTGGTAGTCGGAGACGTTGACGAAATGGTTGTCAGCGAGATAGCGAGCGACGCGTTCCTCGATGTACTGCTTCTCTGGCGGGATCAGCACAACGAATGTCGCTCCAGATGGCAGCCTGACATTCAGATCTTGCGTCTCGGTGTCCGCCACACGCCCTCCGAAATTTGCCATTCCACGTTTTGGAATGGCAATTCTGGACTGTAGCGAACCTACGAGAAGTAGTCATGCAATCTCGGAATTGATGGACCGGTCCACTTCGCCAACCGCGGTTCCTTCAGTATCGACGCGACGTGAGCGTCGCTATGACCGACCCGTTCGGTATACCGCTGCGACTTGGCGATCTGATCAGCTTTCCTCGCATAGCCGAGATGCAAAAGCCAGAACCCTTCAACGATTGGACCGATGTAGGGACGGATGTAGAGCGGCTCGCTGCCTGACGCCATCGCCCTCTCGGAGAACTTCCCGTTCGGCTGGTAAGCAAAGAAGCGGGTCCCGACGATCTTCCCCCAGTACCCATCGAGCCGCACGAACGGAACACCGTCGCGGACATCGAACACCTCCGGGATCGGGATCTGACGGGCGAGCTCCCCACGGCCGTTTGAAGCTTCAGCTGCTTCCAGGAGGAGCTCGCGAGGATTCCCAATGGCCGTGACGATCTCGTCGGCGTCGATGGCGAGGATCCAGTCGCCGATCTCGGGTTCGAGCGCAGCTTCGAACACGTCCCACGCCATCTGCCGGAACCGACCTTCGTGTTCGAGAAACGACGGTCCGGTCGGATGTCGACTGGTGCATACGCACCCATGCTCCTCCGCGATCGAAACGGTCGTGTCGGAGGAGATGTCATCGAAGACGAAGACTTCGTCCACCACGGGGCGTAACGCTGAGAGCGCCAGACCGAGATACCGGTCGGCTTCGTTCTTCGTGACCATGAGGGCGAACAATCGCATGGTCACGGCATCGACCAGACGTTCGCCTCAACTCATGGCTCTCCTTTGGTGCTCGCAGCCCGCGCCGCCATCGCCGCGTCCCACGCGCTGAAATGCCCCACGAAATTCGCGTACAGACTCATCGCCGCGACCCAGAGGATCGACTGCTTCCACCAGATCAGCGTAGGAATCAGAAGTAGGACCCAGACGCACATCATGACGAAGTGGAACTTCACCAACAGATCCGCGTCTGGGTCCGGAATCGAGAACGCCACTAGAAGATCCGTTTCGCCAAGGCAATGATCAAGAGGATGAGGAGGATCACGATGAGGATGGAGACGACATCTCCACCGATCACAATCTGGTCAGCGATCATGGGCGACGTGTACCCGCCTCTACGACCAACCACTCTCCGTGTCGACTAGACCGTATGAAGCTCGTGATCGGAACCCGCAGATGGCTCGGTCCCGACTGGACCCACATCGACGCCGACTCCACCCCACTCACCGACGAGGAAGGCCACCACCACCCCGTCGATCTCGTCTGCGACGCCCGCCACATCAACCTCCCCAACGGCTGTGCCGCAGTGGTCTACAGCCAGGAGATGATCGAGCACGTCCCCTGGGCTGACTACAGGCTCTACCTGCGAGAATGGGCACGGCTTGTCGGTCCCGGCGGGAAACTGATCGTGGAAACCCCGGACTTCCTCGCTGCCTGCCGCCAAGTGCTTGAAATCGACACGTTGGAGATGGACCGGGCCATCCAACAGATCATCTTCGGAGGTCAAGCCAACAAGTACGACTTTCACATGGTCGGGTTGACCCCACGAATGCTGACCGAAGACTTCGAGAACCTCGGACTACGAATCGTGAACATCGGTCGCGGCTGGGAAGTTGGCTACCTGCGCGTAGAAGGGGAACGATGAACCCGACCGTCGATGACTTCCACCGGCTCTACTACAACAGCTTCCAGCAGACCTGGGAGCAGACCTACTGGCTCGGAACGAAAATCCTGAAATGCCCGCTCGATCTGTGGGTCTACCAAGAGCTCATCCATCAGATCCGCCCCGATCTGCTCATCGAAACCGGGACAGCCTTCGGGGGTAGCGCCCACTACTTCGCCTGCCTGTTCGATCTACTCGGGTCTGGTCGTGTCGTCACCATCGATGTCGCCGGGACACCATTCTTCCCTGACCGTCCCGTCCATCCGCGGATCGAGTACATCCATGGGAGCTCCACCGATCCCGGGATCGTAGACCGGCTTCGTTCTCAAGCAGCTGGCACGGTCATGGTGATCTTGGATTCGGACCATCGCCAAGCCCACGTCGCGCAAGAGCTCGAACTCTACGCTCCGCTTGTCACAGCAGACAGCTACCTGATCGTGGAGGACTCCAACGTCAACGGGCATCCGATCGCCATCGAGCACGGCCCCGGCCCCGGAGAAGCCATCGAGGAGTTCCTGACGAGGCATCCCGAGTACGAGATCGACCTCGGATGCGAAAAGTTCTTCATGACGTTCAACCCCGGCGGGTTCCTCCGGAAGCACACGTGATGGAGTTCCGGACTGACGACCTGACGTACGGCCAGGAATACTGGGACACGCTCGACGGCGGCGCCGGATATCAGGATTCCTTGATGTGGCAGGATCTCAGCCACGCCGTTTGGGAAACACTCGTTCCGGACCGCAGCGCCAATCAGGACCGGTCGTCGTCACATCGATGCCTCGACATCGGCTGCGCCTTCGGCTTCTTCGTCCGCCACATGCAACGCCGCGGTGTCGAAACATTCGGGGTCGACGCCAGCCATTTTGCCTTAGCTCACGCCCCGGACGACGTGAGAGACCAACTGCAATGGTATGACCTCACTTCTGGCGACGACACCTTCTACGGCCGGGAGGCATTCAGCATAGTGGTCTGCTTCGAGACGTTGGAGCACATCGCCACAGACCGCATCGCCACTGCCCTGGCGTGCATCCGTAACTCTCTCATGCCAGGCGGTCACGCTGTCCTGACGATCTGCACCGAGAACCAGCCGGGGTGGGACAGTGACCCGACCCACGTCACGATCAAGTCTCGTCTGTGGTGGACGGAACGACTGAAGGAAGCCGGTTTGCATAACCGACCCGGCCTCGTCGCTGATCTTCGTCGCTATTGGCTCTTCTCCAACCACGACGGCGTGTTCGTGGTGGCTCGCTAGTCCCTGGGGATGCCGTGAGCGTCACACGCTGCCCTGAATAGGGTTCTGGACGCCGACATCTGCTGATCCGCCGCTCCGCCCACCGGAGAGGCCCGGTGCCAGCGATGCACCAGCGTGGCCTCCCCGTAGTACATGACCCGCGCCCCGTGGCTGGCGGCGTGGTAACTGCACCACGTCTCCTCGTAGTAGTGGTTCGTCGGGAGAAAGGCCCCCTCGGATCCACAGAAGTCCTGGTAGACCGGACACGCCGTGAGCTCTTCCCACAATGACCGTTTCACGAAGTAGGCCGATCCGGCGACCGTCACCGCATCCTGCACGTCCTGATGCTGACCCTGGTTCGCTTCATGCCAGCCGCGATGCCGCGGTCTAGTGTTCGTTCCGAAGATCCCGGCGTGAGTGAACCGGCCCCGATCGTCAATCTGTCGTGGCCCCAGCACCCCCCAGTCGTCATGCGCCATCAGGGCCTGGTGGCAGAGCTCCAACGCGTCAGGCAGGAACAAGATGTCAGCGTTGAGCGCCACGCACACTTCTCGCTGCCCGTCGCGCAACCCGGCGTTGACGGCCCTGGCGTAACCAACGTTCTTGGAGTACTCCAGGTAGGTCGTGATCTTCGCTTTGCGTTCCCAGTCCTTCAGGACCAGCTTGTCGGCTGGGAGTGGCGAGACGTTGACGAGCGTAAGGTCGTAGTCCACGGTCGGAGCGACCTCAACGAGCGACGCGAGGCAGTCGCGGAGGTCCATTGCCGTCTGGTAGTTCACGATCACGAGATCGAGCCCAGGCTTGTACTTAGAAGCCGCAGCGTTCATCGATCTTCTCCAAATCCTCTTGGCGCATCACGTGCTTGTTGGTCACGCGGGCGTCCACTCCCAGCGACAGCCCTGCCTTTCGGCAGTTGATCGAGAACCCAAGATCTTCGCCGTGGCTGTGGAACTCGTAGGGAATCTCGTACGCTTTCGGGGTCAGCAGTTTCACCGCCATCACGACTTCGACAGGGAACACGCCGTCGGCATCGCTGCGTCTCAACCCGTCGTTGTAAGTGTGGAACCCCCAGCTTGGACAGGCTGTGCCGCCGGGTGTCATGAAGGTCTTCCCACCAACCACGTCGTACGTACTTGTTGTTTCGAGCATGTTTTTGATCGCGTCGGGGTGCAGAAGGATGTCAGAGTCGAGCGACAAGAAGAACGGCGGGTCGAACAGGCTGACGGTCCGCAGAAGGCGGTTACGGAGAAACGCCATGTGGAAGTACCTGTCGTGGTTCCATGACCGTTCATCGAGTGATCTGCCGTCTTGTACGAAGTCGAGGATTGAATCGACGGGGAACGCTTCGATGACGCTGACACTGAAGACGTCGAGCGGGTCGATCACGAAGGCATAGCTGAATGCGACTCCGGCGATGTCAGCTGCCACGGCGACATGGTCGTGCCAGCGAGGGAGGATCCATGCCCGTTGACTCACGGGGCACCCAACGAGCAGGTCAATCATCGCGGCGGCGGATCGCAGTGGAAGGGAACTGGCACCAAGCAAGACGGCGGCGGAAGAGACGCTGGGAGAAAAATCAGAGCAAGAGCGATGATCAGCCGCTTCACTCGCTCACCTCGCCGTCGATACGTGCTGAGATCCTGAGACAGTGCTGGCAGACGGGCAGGTGCGGACGTTCGAGCGGATTGCCTCCTGACGCTCCACACAACGCCCAGATTCCTGGGTATGCCGCCCCGTGCCACGACGGCGGGTTACCGCCGCCAAGGTGCTTCGTGCGTCCCCAGCCGTAGACGTAGGGCCGCACTAAGTCGGCGGAAAGTCGTTCAGTCACCGCACACCCGCAACGTCCGTTGCCGACCCTCCGCCCAATCCACCACGCCCGCCCGCCGAAGCCGCTGCAGATGCGCATGGATTGTGGAAGTCGAAGTGCGCCCAGTTGCCTGACATAGATCCCGCACCGTCGGAGCGAACCCGTTCTCCGCCCAGAACGTCTTCACTGCATCCACGAGCTCCTGCTGCGCCGAAGTCACGACGGAAACACTTTGCCAGTGACGACCATCTTCTCCCGCAGCCTTCGGAACGCCCGTTCCGACTCCTCGGGAACTCCTGCTTCAGCGATCAGCTTGCGAACACACTCGATGTGAGTGACCACCCGCTGCTTCGTGAACAGGCTCTCACGGTCGAGTTTCAGCCAGTCGAGAACCCACTCGCCGGGCTTGATCTTCCCGTCGCAGTGCCCACACTTGTACAGCTGCGTGACCCCGCTTCCTTTGGCAACCTCGTAGACCTTCACTCCTCGTCCTCCAAGAACGGGTCCTCGCCGCGTTCCAACGCTTCGGCGATCTTCTGGCGGGCGTCGAGGAAGTCGTCCTTCGCCGCGCTGGTGGCGATGTTCTTGAACTCGCTGTCGATGGAGTGCTTCTCGGGGTTCTGAACCCGCTCGCTGAAGGCCACCTTATTGATGCTGAAGCTGGCGATAATGGCCTGCTGGCCGTCCTCTCCGACGGCGACTCCACCTTGTTCGAGGTAGAGCCCGATCTGACGGGCGGCGTCTTCGAGCTTCTCCATCCGCTGGTGGAGATCTCCAAAGTCGTTGTCGTGCGGTTCGAGACTCATGACCCTCCGAGGGGAACAATAGTACGGGGGAACGATTGAGCCCCAGTGTACGCCCTCGTCGTGGGATTGCAAGTACTGATCGAAGAAAGACTCGGTCGATTAGAGCGGTGTGAGCCCTTTCGTCAGAATGATCCCGCCCTCCTCCAGCGACCGGAGCACGAGCTCGGTCAACTGAACGCCCATGTCCAGGAACACCTGGGCCAGTTCCATCGGCATCTCCACGAACTCCTGGAACTGCCCCAACAAACCCCCGGCAACACCCGGGGACTGACCCTGAGCGTGCTGCCCGATGCTGTGGAACAAGTTCCCGAGGATCCCCTCCGCCTCGGTACGCACGCCAGGGTCAGTCGCCATCGTTCCTCCTACCTCGGAGGCGGCTGCTTGCCGCCCTGATCACTCGGCTGAGATCCATCTCCGTTGTTGCACGAATTCTGCTGAGGGCAGAACCAGATGATCACTGGTGAGTGATCGAACGGCCCCGGCGAGAAGGAAGACCGACAATCCCCCGAGCTCCCCTCGCAGCGGCGGCTTCTGTTCCCACACCCGCCCGACTGACAGTCACCTTCGTTGCCGTTCCGGTCCCGTCCTCTGGAATAGCTGTACCCGCCGTCTTCGTCACGGCCCTGATAATCGTCACGGTCGTACCGGTAGCCATCCTGATAATCAGAACGGTCGTGCCGATAACGAGCACCGTGCCGATCATCCCGGTGTCGACGTGACGCCGACGCAGCAGTCACCGGAACCACCATCATCCCAGCGACCAGCATCAAGCTGAGCACTACACGCTTCACTTCAGCCCCCAATCGAAAGTAATGTGGACAACCCTTCAGCACTTCGGGGTGAGCGTAGCGTGAGCGCATGAACGTCTAGTGGGAAAGCTTGGCCCGAAGATCGCCGACCTTCGCCGCGAGCTCTTCCACTTCCGTAGAGAGCTTCTCAACCTCCTCGCCGGTCCACTCGACCCCCTCGCCGATCCGGTCGATCGCCTGCGCCACGATGCTCGTGGCCTGCTGGATGCCGCCGAGGATTTCCCCGCCGATCCCACCCAAGATGTCGGTCATCTCTCCTCCTACTTTTTCTTGAGGTAGTGAAGAACTACGAGCGCCACGATCCCAAAGATGATTACCCCGGAGAACCCGGTCCAGATCGTGTCGTTGCCGTTCCCGCAAGCAGTGAACAACAGAAAGAGAATCGGTAGGATCATTGCTTCTTCTGCCCCTGCGGCTCGCCACGCGCTTGCAGATCGCCGCGCATCCCCTTGACCTCAACCAAGAGCTCGTCCAGTTTGGCGATCAGACGATCGAAATCCTCATCGAACATCTTCTCTAGCTGATCAACGTTTGGTAGCCCGAAGGCCATCAGACACCTCCAGAGTCAGCGGCGAGCCCGGCGGCTCCCGCTATGGCACCTACAACGTTCCCAGCCGTGTTGACGACATCGCCGACGACCTGACCGGCGCCTCCCGTCACCGTATCGACGGTGCCCACCACCTTGCCAACAACTCCCGTGGATGGCGACGTGGTGATTAGCCCTGGTGTAGGCAGGATGGCTGGGATGGTGCCGTTCGTCTCCAGGTAGTTGTGGAGGAAGCTGGCAACGGCGGTGAATGCCGCCATGATGAGCGCCGCGGAAGCTGGGGCCAGGCCGTGAGCCAGGAGATCAACGAGCGCGGTGGCTCCGCCTCCTGCGACCAGTTGGATGATGGCTCGGCCCGCTTTCCGTAGGCCACGAGAAAGTGCCGGATTCGACATGGCTGCTCCTCACTTCTGGACGCACTTGAGAAAAGCGGCGGACTGCTCCTTGCTGCCCGGAACAAGAGTCGCCGAAGCCCGCACCACGCAATCAACTTCACGGAGAAGCTGATTGTTTTGGTCACTGACTTGTCTGCCCTGTCTGGCGATGTGCTTCGTGCTGATGATTTGGGAGGTGCCGAATCCAATGAACAACGCCAGCACGATCGTGACGCCGATGAAAGCCTTGCGGTAGAACCTGGCGATCGTCTGTTCTCGCTCGTGGAGCTTGAGCAGACCTTCCTGGTAGAGCGTGAAATCGGCCAGGGCCTCGATGAGTAGACCGCGGACATCGGCCAGTTCGGCCCGGAGTTCGATGAGAAGGTTCTCAGGGATGGGCATTGGCAGCCTTTCCGCCGACAGAGCGCAGCCCCTGGCCGACGGCAGCGCGGACGTAGGTGTCACAGGACTGCTTGAGCGCGTCTACCTGAGACTTGCTGAGTGGGATGAGGTCGGGCTGGATGATCTCGATGTGATGCGCCGTCGCCAAGGTGTTGTGGGCATTCTGGTTGGTATGACGATGATCATCGAGATCGGCCAGCAGGCAGGCCACCCCGTTACGGAGCACCCGCTCATTGGAGTGCGCCTGATGGATGGAGTACGTAGCGAAGGCCATGGTTGCTACGAAGAGCGCCGGACCGCCGATGAGGAGGAGGATGACGGATTGACGGAAACGCTTGTCCTGTTTCGGGACCGCCCCCATGATGGCGGTAGTCAGAGCATCGACTGATTGGCGCAACGCGACGGCCTGGTCGACGGCGGCGTCGAGACGCTCTCCCTCACTCATCCTTAGGCTCCTCAGTCAGTTTCTCGGACATCTCGGTCAGCACATTTTCCAGGCTCGCTGATGCGCCACGTAATTGCTCAACTACCGAGAACATTTCTCGGGCCATGAACTCGGTGACCTCCGAGGGCGGCTGTTGCGGATCGTTCGCCATTGGCTTGATCGGTTCGGGTGGCTGCCGCCGTTTGAACTTCACGATTCCGTCTCCACTGGCGCCATTCCAGCAACGAAGTAGAGACGTCCCTCAGTGGAACGCCAGGCAGCCACCGAGAGATGGATTCCGACCTCCCGTCCAGCCTTGGTCAGCAGCGGCATCTCTAGAGTCCGGAACAGCACCCTGGAGCTATCGAAGCCGCCACCGGTGGACGACACCCGTTCCAATCCTTGCTGGTGAAGTTTGTGGTAGCGGTTCGGCATCAGGAGGGTGAGGGAGCGACCGACGACTTCGGAGAGCTTCCAACCGGTCAGTTTTTCGGCGCCGGGTGACGTGTAGAGGATGCGACCCTTGTCGTCAGCGAAGATCGAGACGTCGGCCTCAATGCCCCGGAGCATGAACTGGACGCGGGCCAGGTCCCGCATCATGGTGTCCATCGAGAGAACGAGATCAGTCATCCAACACCCACTCTGGTCGATCGGATCTGCTTGATGGCCTCGTCCATGGAATCTGCCAAAGCGTTCAAGCGGTCGACCATGGAAACTTCCCGATAGACGTAGCGAATTACCGGTGGCGGCGGCGGAGGTGGCTGCCGCCTCTTGAATAGACCCATGTCAGCAAACCCTGGGTTGGAAGACATCGCCGATGAACGTCCTGAATCGATCAACTTCTTGCTTGAGGGTCGCCGCTTCAGCCGGAGTCTGGTTCGCAGGCGGCGGGGAATTCAGCACGTAGTTCCAGAGCTGCGACTCGATCGAACGCGCCTCGTTGCCAGCAGTGCAACTAGAGCGTTGCTGCGCTCTGACAGACGTCGCCTTCTTGGAAGCGTTGTCGGCCTTGATGGCGAGGGCGCCCAGTCCAACCGAGAGAGAGATGTCGAACACCAACGACAAGGCCAGCAGCCGGATGTGCAGTCGGCTTCTCCGGGCAGCCGTGGCGTAGCCATCGACGGCAACGCGCAGTTCGTTGGTCCCATGCTGCAAGGCTTCCAGCTGAAGCAGCACTGGATCTTCCTCGGCCATGTCACCTCATTTCGTCTTGATGATCACAGTAGCGACCATGGCCGTGATGACAAGGGTGAGAATGAGGCCGACAAGTCCGTAGGCGATGAGGCGTACCGGGGCGAACTCTGCTCTGGTGATGACCACTTCTTTCAGCCCCTTCATCTCATCAGCCATCTGCCGGGTCCGCTCGTCAATCCGAATGAGCAACTCGTCGGCGTGAGCGGACCGTGGCATCGGTGCATAGGGCGCTTGCCGAGGCATCGAGCGAGGGAGATCGTCCGGGTCGTAGGGATCGCTCATCTCGGCTCACCTGCTTGCCGCCGCATGTCCCGTAAGTCTAGGAAGGCCAGTACAACGACCGCGACGATCGCCCCGGCCAGGACCATCGCCGAGAAGAAGATCAGAGCGAAGGGGCCGCCTGTGAGCACTCGGTCGCTGAGCCCGGTGGTGCGGTTCGGTCGGAACAAGATGTAAACGTTGGGAGCGTCGATGAACAGGGCGGCGTACATGATCGTCCGACCGGTCGCGACCCGTAAAGGATTTGGGCCGTTCCGGCGTCGTTCCAGTTGGAGATGACGAAACGTGAGAGCCACCCGCAGGCTCGCAACGGAAACGATGAGACCGACAAGGTTCGCCACCCACCACGAGGCGATGACAAACGCCCAGGCGATCTGCCATCCGGTCATCCGTTGAACTGCACTGCTCCGTGATAGACGGCGTCGCCGAAGGAGAACACCCCACCGTCGGAGCCCGTGAGCCAGTAGCCTTGGCCCGTTCCGGTCGGAGTGATGGCGATGATCGGCTTGTTGAGCCGAGTGCCACCCATCGATCCGTGGAACCCTGCGTCACCGTAGGAGAAGACCCCGCCGTCGGCGGCGACGAGCCAGTAGCCCTGACCTGATGGGGAAACGGCTGCGGCAACGACAGGAGAATTGAGTGGTGTCCCTCCAGCCGACCCGAAGTTGGGCGCCACCCAAGAGAACGTGCCACCGTCGGCGCCGATCTGGATGTAGCCGCCGTTCCAGGTCGGATGCGAAATGGTCGTTACGACAGGGGCATTGACCACGGGGCGGACCTCCTGGGGGGTTCCGGTGGCGGTGGGGGGAGCGGCGTGACCGCGGATCATGTCGAGGTACTGGGCCATGGGGAAGTTCGGGCCGGGGTCGCTGTGGTCGCTCTGGTGCCAGGCTTGGCTGACCTGGGCGTGGGTGGTGATGCCGTGCTTTCCGGCGAGAAGCCCGGCGGCGTCGATGTACTGGATCGGGATGCTGTACCGCTTGCAGATGTCGGCGGTGAGCGCGGCGCTGACGTCGAGCATCTGCTTGCCGTAGTCATCGAGCCAGTCGGTCATGGACTGGTTGGCGTACCCGGCGTGTTCGAGACCGATGGAGCCGGTGTTGGGCGGAGCGTGGTACGCCACGTCCCCCTCATGCACGCATTGCACAATACTGTTGTTGTCGATGCAGTAGTGGGCGCTGGCGGGCGTGGTGATCCGCTGGAAATACGCCGCTGTCGACTCGGCCGTGTCGCCCTTCTCGGGCGCTTCCATGTCGTGTATGACGACGCGGGTCGGCGGGAGATTGCCGCCCCTCTTGAAGTACTTGGCAGGGACGAATGCGTAGGCCATGCCATAGACATCGACCAAACAACTGTTCTTACTTGGCGATGTACCTGTATCGGCTCAGAGCATCACCTACGTATCGGCCTGGCGACTTCGCTTCGAGCAGCCCAGCCCACACCGAAGCGGGAACGCCGAGATACTCGATCCTCGCCCCGTCCCTGCGGAACTCCAGATCAAGCACTTTCTTGTCCGGATCGTAGCTTCCGCGGCGTATGCGGCTTGACTCAGGGAAGGTACGGACTAGACGCGGCATCGTACTAGCCTACAATGATTCCCATGGACACGTACTGGCATGTGTGCACTCCAGAGGCTCATCGGGTCAACTGCACCGAGACCCTCACGCTCACAACCACCCGCCCCAAGACGACCCCAGGGATGCTGCTGGTTGAGTTTCACCCTCCCTACGGGAAAGACCAAGATGTGGGCAGTCAAGTCTCTGCCCAAGAAGCGGAACGTTGGCCCCACATCATCAACTACTCGTAGGAGGGACCATGAACGAGGACGAACCTCAGCCCGAACCCGAACCCGAACCTGAGCCGGAACCGTCCGAAGGAGTCACGTCGGACTTCGTGACCCCTCGTCCTCCCACCCCCAAAGAATCCTGAATCGGGCGATCGCCCCAATTCGCCTGAAGCGTCCGATCAGTTCAGGAAATTGCTGGTTGGTCGTAGTCGCGGTGGGGTAGCATTCCCATCGTGGCTACGACCGTTACGTTCCTGCGAGGCGATCGGGTGACCTGCATCCGCTGCGAGGACATCGTCCCCGGCCTCATCGTGGTCCGCCTCGAAGAGCTCCCCTACTGCCGCTCCTGCGCCCAGGACGTCATGCAGAACGAGATCGTGGAGATGCGCCGGGAGCTCGCCTCATAACCATTCCGCGATCTGGAACGGCAGATTTGCGCGCCGTTCTGCACGTGGGAGTGACCGACCAGTAGCCAGAAACATCGCCTCGTGTTACGCTACGAACAGAATCCTGCTCGTGGCAGAGGGGATCTCTAAGGGATGAGAGGCGGGGAGGCTCCCCCGCCTCTCTCGCGTCCCGCCCATGCTTCGTACTTGGCGTACGTCTCGGCTAGCTGCCGAAGGTCCCCTTCGAGGTCCCACTTCTCCTGGAAGTAGTCCCCGGCGTACGCACCCCACGAATCCACCATCTCGTAGGCTTCGTGAAGCCCCTTCGCCAACTCCGCCACGAGTGTTTCGGCGCGACGAGCTCGTTCCTTCCACATCTGACGCTCTTCCACGCACGTCACGCGGATGTGGTCGAGGAAGTCTTTGACTTCCTGCCAAGTCATCCCGCCCGGCTCTTCAGCTGGGCTGAGTTCCATCACTGGCAGCCGACCCCGAGGTAGAGATGGGCAACGAGCAGGCTCATAATCACGCCCAGGAAGAAGAACATCCAGCGCTCATCCTTCATGGTCCGCTTTCGTTTTCGTCCTCGCTCGCGACAAGAGGCGTGACGGCCCCAGAGGCGGGCGGAAAGTTCTCTCGGCACGGCGCAGTAGAAGCCACGCCGGGACTGGACCCCGAAAGCCCTGTTCCCGCCTCGGGGCCGTCGTTCTGTATCGGGCGAGTACCGAACACTTCGGCGTCGGAGCCGTGGCGCTCGCCCTCCACGAACTCCTCGATCAGCCGCTCCTGCTCTGCTCGACGCTCCTCGTCGGTGAGGGACCACCACCAGTCGAGGCCCGCCCGGAGCCGCTCATAGTCGACAGGCGGTATGGATTCCGGCATATTTCCGTGCGCTTCGTCAGCCATGCGTAGCGTCGCTCCACGCCTTCAAGGCCGCTCTCGCCCGCTTCCCGGGCATCGGCCGCTCGTAGTCGGGATGACCGTGGTCTTCCTCGAAGTCGTCGTCAAACTCGCCGCACGGCGGATCGAACAGGAACGCGACGGCGTGGTAGGTCTCCTGATCGGCGTAGAAGGCGATGGCCGACAGCACCTGTTCGTAGGCGGCAAGCTGCCGTACCAGCTGCTCATCCATCGGTTTCCTTCTCGTAGTGCTCGATGATCTGCTCCAGGATCCGTTTCGCCTGAGGGGTCATCTCCTCGGGGTAGACGATGTTGATGTAGGCCCGAAGGTGATCGATCGGGACGCTATCGGCCATTGGCACGGTCGTTCAGATGCTGTCGGAGCACACCTGATGGGATGAACCGCACCGATGATCGGGCGGGGACCTGCACGATCGTTCTCGTTTTCGGGACGCGACGGACCGTGCTGGTCATCGTCTTCGTCTCGAACCTGCCGAACCCGCGCAGAGAGACCTCCTCTCCGATGGAGAGGCTCATCTTCACCACTTCGAGGAACGAGTCCAGGACACGACCGACGATCTGTTCATCCAGGTCATCCTTGTTGCTGATCGCCCGAACCAGATCCGTCCGATTCACTGTCGCCTCCTGGGGGATTTCTCTCATCTGTTCTCGGAGTTCACCCTACCCAGTCTGACCCGAACAGGCGTGCGACTACTTGGTCTGCCCGACTAGCTGACACAGCCACGTCTTCGACCCGTCCCGCAGACCAATCGAGATCACACCACTGTCAGACATCGACAGGAGACTCACCGTCACCGTCTGCCCCAACACCGGGAGCGGGGTGCCGTTCTTACTCGGAGCCTCCACCTGCTCGACCTCAGCCACCTTCTCCTCCGACGTCTTGCCCTTCGGCTTGGTCCGCACCAACTGCCAATCCACAAACACCTTCCGGCCCTCGCGGCGCTCGAACGACTCGAACTCGTAACCCGCCTCTTCGAGGCCCTTCCGGACGATGGCGAGCAGACTGGTGGAACAGCCAAACTCCTCCGACACGGCCGACTGATTCACCAGCTGCCCGCTCAGAAGGAGCTCTCGGACTCGCTGGCTCGTACTGACCTTCTGGGCTGCCACAGCATGCTCACTTTCCCGGCCGCTCATCGCTGCGCCGAGCTCGAAATAGTGGGTCATCATTCGAAGAGGGATTCCATGAGGGCCTGTTCGTCCTCGTAAATCTCGACCCGGCGGAGCTCCTCCTCGCGGACGTCCTGCAATTTGATCCCGCCCGTGATCCGATAACCCTCGGGATGCTGGTACTGGTTCCGGATCCGCCCACCCCGCGCTGTCCACGTGTCCGTGCGAGTCGTGGAGCACCGGAGGCAGTGAAGCTTGCGCCTGACGTTGGTTCCCTCGCGGTAGTAACCCTCCACAGCCCAGGCGTGTCGAACGTCACGGCACAACAGCCAGGTCTCGTCGTAGCCGAAGAGAGCGCCGTCCGTTTCTTTCCTCCGTCGGGGCATCGCAACTCCCATTCCTTGAACAGTTGGCAAGATCACTGTATCAGGGGTGTACAGTCCCTGCGATGACCACCGAGGCGAAACCGCCCGAACCTGTCGAACAGAAGTCGCCTTGGCTGTCGGAAGAGACCAACCCCTGGCGAGCAGTCGCTCCGCCCTGCCCCCACTGCGACAACCCCGACACATGGCTATACCACCCGAGCGGCACCTTGCGCTGGTACTGCTATGTCTGCAAGCGCAGATTCGATCCGCCGAAGCCAAAGACGAGCGAAGCGACGAAGAAACTACGAGAGCGGGAAGCCCAGAAGTTCCCTGGAGTTGCCAAGTTCGGGAAGCTAGCTGACTGAAGTTCCTGCCTTCAGAGCAGCTTTCCTAGCTCTTGCGCGGCGTTTCTGGGCCTTCCTGAGAGCTCGCAAATACTCGTCCCCAGCCCTGCGACGCTCCCGGTAACTCGCTGCTTGGGCTCTAGCCGCTTCGCGGAGGCAGTCCTTGCAAGCGGATCGCATCCCGCGGCAGCTATGCAGGTAGAAGCAGTCGAGTGGTTTCCACGATCCGCATTTCGAGCAGCGGCGTGTGCCGTTTTGCAGTTCGAGTTCGGTCTCGCGGAAGGTGCGGGCACGCCCTCGTCGCGGCTGAATGATGTGCCAGTGTTCCCGGTGTTCGGTTCGTCGGCAGTTCAGGCAGCGACCGCGATCTACGGGTTTCCCGCAGCCTGTGCAACGGTCGTTTCGGGAGCGCCCCATCGTTCGGTCTCTCTAGGCTCGTCTAGCAGGCTTTACGCTGGTCTATTGCCTTCATAACCCCAATTTTGGGACTGTACTCCCCGTTGAACGCTACCAAGAACAAGAAAGCGCTCTTTCTAGTCAGCTGGCGAGCTCAGCGCCCCACACGACTTGGCGGGGGCCTTTCCGTTCGACGGGTTCCAGAGCGTCTCGGGCGACGAGTTCGAACCACTTCGCTCGGCTGATGTTGAGCGAATTTGCTGAACTGTTCACCTCATCGAGGAGATCCACGGGGATCTGGATCGAGATCGATGCTTTCGGTGTCGCCCTTCCCGGACGGGGTCCCTTTCGTGCCATGCCTTCAGATTACCCATCGAGTCAACGGTCATGACAAGAAACTGGTGTTCGGGTCGGCGAACTGTCGCTTCTCCGGTCGCTTCTTTGCGTGTCCCAGACTCTGTGTGCATCCTCTTCTCGTAGCCACTGCCACGAGAAAGGCACCAACAGATGAGCAAACCCCGCTACCGAGTTGAGATGACCCCAGGGCCGATCGTCATGGACGAAACCGGTGTCGGCCCCGAGAACTACTACACGATCATGGAGATCATCTACAACGCCGACGGCACCGAGTACGCCCGCGACCCGGCCTACCCCATCGGCGACAGCCTGGACGATCTGCGACTCGACCTGCGGTGGATGTTGGAAGCAACCAAGCTCCCCGTTCTGGAGTAACCGTCCCGCCTGCGAGAATCGGAGGACCGAACCAGACAGGACCGCGAGACGACTCCCCCTACTCCGCCGGGGAGTCGTCTCGCGACGGCCACTCGCCCCGCTCATCGAAGATTTCCGCCAAGGCATGGACACATAGCTGGCAGAGATCTTCGTGCCAGTACGACGTGAGGTAGGCCGGGTCGCCGCACCGTTCACATTCCGGTTCGGTCCCAACGGCCGTTCTGACCACAGGAGTCGGTCCGTCGGTGCCGATGACATCGGTTTCGGTTTCAGGCATCTTCCCGCAGCGTCATGGTCGTTCCAGCCCGTGGCGTTCGAGAGCGTTACCCCAGTGAATACAGGCCATGTGGAACTCGGCGGTGCCGACTCGTTTCCCTGCAGCGGCGAGTCCCGCAAGGTAGGACAGCTGATTCCCGGCCAGTTGGAGATCTTCGACTACTTCGTTGAGGCGGCGGACCTCGCGATCGAGATCGGCTTCTTCGTCGGGCATGTCGACCATCACGCACCGACCCTTCGCAGCCAGAGCGGCCAGATGTGTCTTCCCCACTGCCGATACGCATGTCTGCGTTTGGAGTAACGAGGCGACTCCCATCCACACCGGCACCGGATTCGGTAGCCTCCAGCGCTCATCGGAAGAGCACCCAGACGCTGGACACCACCAGGGTGATGATCATCGCTCCCCGGGCAGTGTCAGGCAGATGACTCCCAATCGAGAACCAGGCCAAAGCAGTGATCGCCTGCAATCGGTAGGGCCATCGGGGTCGCGCCAACTCGACGGGTGTCATGGCGCGCTCCCGTCGCTAGGAACCACGGGAAGAGCGACCGGGTCTTCGTGTCCTTCTTTGATGGCGAGCCAACGAACCGCCCGGGTAGCGACAGTGAGGTAGTCACCGGTTGGGTCCATCCGCTCTTCCTGCCCTGGGATGTACTCGTCCCAGACCGCGTCTCGCATCGTCTTGGGGAGCATGTACCAGTGCTTCTTGCACATGAACATCCGAGGCGGAACACGAGTTCCGCAGGCGACGGCGTGGCAGGTGTGTTCACTCGCCCGAGACATCATCCCTCCCGATCGGTGACACGAACGTGCGGTACGGCGAACAGTCTGACGATCCGGTCGTCGGGAACGTGGACAACGATTTCCCTCGCTTGCGGATACAGCTTTTTCGCTTCCACCCAGAAGTCGGGGCAACCGCCCCAGATCTCGACGGTGTACTGATCCATCGCCGCGACGACGGTGGGCATCTCGCCGGGTTCGTCGCTTGGCAGCATCAAGAGATGCACGGCGTAGTCACCCATCATCGCCGCCCGCCGAGCAGGTAGGCGATTGACATGAACATGAGACCCAGCGACATGAACATGAAGGCGAGAACCCAGCCCTTACACATGATCGTCACCGTCGATCTGTCGTTCCAGCCGGTCAGCTTTCAAGAGGGCGATGCCGACGAGATAGACAACCGTCGAGACCCACATGAACAGGTCCCAGATCATGCGTTCTGCCCGTCAGACTGTTCGGAGGCCACTGGCGTACCCAGAGAGGCCGCTTCAAGGAGCCGCCACCTGGCTGACCATGCCTCTCCGCTCCACTTCCCGCAGTCGTCTCCGTGACGAACGACCAGTCTGATGTCGGCCCTGCGAACCATGACCATCTCGTCGTCAGCCACGGTCGCCTCCATCGGACTGTGCGCTGGGGTTACGGTTTGGAGACTCGGTGATGATCTTGACCGGCAGGCTCTCGGCCATCGCCTGATCGAACTCCTCGTTCGTCATATCCGTGTCGTCAGCCCCGTCGTTGTGTCGCCGCAGGTAGGCGTAGAGGTCGGCGTATCGAAGCCGGTAGTTCTTGCCCACTCGGGTGGCTGGAAGCTCGCCCGTCTTGATGAGTCGGTAGACCGTCATGTTCGACACCCGGAGGTACGCCGACGCCTCTCGCACCAGGATGAGACGTACATCATCGGCGATCTGCTTATTCATGGCTTCTCCCCGCACACCGCGCACATCCCGCCGATCCGCCGGTTCACAGGATGCCGACACCGTTCCTCACCGGTTTTCGCCGCCTTCGACCGGCCCTTCGACGGCACGACCGTTTCATCGAGAGCTTCCCGGAGAGCATCGATGATCCACGTCGTCCGGGTGGCTTTGGTCACCATCCCCGGAGTGTATGACAGCCCTCGGTCAGGTCAAACCACCATCGCTTGACAGGCGTGTGTAGACTCCGCCGTCGTTCACCGACGACAGTCGGTTGAAGCGGTAGGGGATGAGCCACGTCATACCTTGGTGGTGGAGTAGCCCGTAACGGGTGCGTACGGCAAAGGGCGCTAGCTACCGCACCGACCACCGTCACGCCACGTCGTAAGCCACGTTGTGGCTGTCCACTGCCCCTTGGGCGAGCTCCGCGGTGTCCATCTGCCCAATGATCACGTCGTCGTCGGACGGGTCGTCTCCCACCTGAGCGTAGATGTTCCGACCCACACGCCTCCCCGTCCGCCACGGGCGGAGCAGCAACTCCACCGACTCCTCCACACCACGAGCGTCATGACCCATGCCCCACCCATCGACACGACCGTGCCCAAAACCGCTGGTGCCAGGCACGCACCACTGGCGTCACAAGCCAACGACCGTTCCACGCCAGCCAAATAGGACGAAAAGGTAACACCCAAATACCCATCTTGCCCAAACCCAGCAAATAGGTAAAATCGAACCGGACAAACCACCACTAAAACGACGAACAGTAGTCGCTTTCGGCCTTCTTGTCCGAGCTACGC